GATTTGTATCCAGAAATATGGAATACTTTTAGTGATTCAAGAACTCAATATAATGCGAGTGATACAATAAATAATTCTAGATGGATACATATGAATCGATATAATAATGCGAGCATGTCAGACGGTAGGGACCCATTCGGCCCGACTATGCTTGGCGATAGTGGATATACCCTTCATTCTTGGAATGCTTCAAATTTACTACAAGCCGCGTCATCTATATGTCCATTATATTATGATCCATCTCAAAAAGACACTTTTTATGATAATCCATCAGAAGAACAATATTCATATGGTTGTATTAGAAAATCAGCAGATGGTAAAATTATATTATATGGTACTACTAATAATGGTTTTGGAAGTAATTATCACAATATGTTAAAACAGGGGGGCGTTGTAAATCTTAGGAAATGTGGATTTGATCTTCATTTCTCGGCTCCGGGTATGTGTTATTTATTACCATATGCCGGATGGAGTCCAGAACCAAACAGTTATGATGTACTTGTTAGAACTCATGCGACTGGAAATTATGATTTATTTACTGGTTATGCTGTTGGCGCGACTGCTTATGGCGAATATAGACTAGATAGTCAATTATATCGAAATAAATTATATATTGGGGCAGATAATCCCGAGATATTATATGATGGTACTAATTTTAATTTAAGTGGTCTACATACTCCAATAAATAAAGGTAATAATAATCTTGCTAATAATGATTATAGTGGTAGTATGGTTCAAATTGGCAATGGTCAAGAAGACCCAGAAGCACCAGACCAAGTATATGTTATTAATCCCCGGGAGCAATGGAATGATTGGACGCCAGCAAGAAAACCATATAGAATAAATGTTGATGTTGTTAAAACTACTAGATCACCAGCAATGAATTTACCAAGATTTAATGATAATCTTCAACCATGGACAATATACGATGCGTTATGTGGTATATTTATATCTGATATAAATTTAACAGAGAATGAATGGGATGGCACATTATGGGATATTTTAGGCTTTAGTTATAAACAATTTAATTCAACTAATAATACAAGAATAGCTCGAATTGACAATAATAATATTAATGATTTATCATTGATAACAACCAACGCAGAAGTGGCACAGGGTGATAGTAAAATATATATACAGAATTTGTGGGGTGCTCCATTATATAATAATATGATTGGTGGTGGTGGTGGTATTTATTATGAAGGTTCAGATTTTCTTAATTATTATCCAGAGATAAAACAAAAAACACAATCTGTTAAAATTGTTGCTGATAATTTACCCACTAGAATGATTCGTGGTTATTATACAATTAGAAGTAATATATTAGAAGAAGCACCATTTGTTGGTGGTAAGGTTAATAACACAACAATGCCAATTATTGGTATAGTTAATAAAATTAATGCTGCTGGCGATTTCTATACACAACAAGAATCAACATTGGATTTTACTATTACTAAACCATTGCGACTGGCTTCTATAACTTGCTCGATCCATGACCCCGATGGCTCATATGCCAAATGTTCTGAACAATCAACTGTATTGTTCAAAATACAAAAAGTAAAAAGTACAACATTTAATGTAGTTCAAGAAATTATTCAGGAGCAACAGCAGGGGTCGTCGGCTCGGTCGGCTCGGATGTAACTTCATATCTTGATCTATCATGTTTAATTAAAAATTCATATTTATCTGGATGTCGTTCAATAAATTTATCTATTCTTTTTTCTCGTTTATATTTATTATACATTGATCTAAAATTATGTAGATCTTTATTTTGATTATAATGATCTATTTTCTTTTGACGATAATTAGCATTATTTTGATATGCTTGTTTTTGTTTTGTTTTATTATATAATTTAAATTCTGGGTCATCTTTTTTTTTAGCATAATATTTTCTTTGTGCTTTTAAATTAGATAATTTTTTTTTAGCTTGTTTATCGACAATTGATTCTTTGATATGGTCGTCCATATTATATATTATATATAAATATATTAATATCTTTATATCAAATTCAAATTAAATTTGAAATGAATATAAACTATATTTATTATAATATAATAATATGGTATTGATATATTGTATAGAAGATATCAATGGATTAAAATATGTTGGTAGTTCTATATTAAAATTAAAATATAGATTTAGACAACATATAAAAGATAAAGAAAATGATAATTGTTGTAGTAGCAAATTACTCGATTTAGATAATAGTAAAATATATGAATTAGAAAAATGTAAAGAATCAAATCGTAAAGAAAGAGAAAGTTATTGGATAAATAAAATAGAATGCGTTAATATAAGAACGTTAAACTCAAATTTTAATAATAATAAATATAGATTGGATTATATGAAAAAATATAATAAACAAAACTATAATAATAATAAAAATAAAATATTATTAAATAATTTAGAATGGCGTAAAAAAAATAAAAATTATCAAAAAGAATATGATTTATTTAGAAGAAAAAAGGTTGTTAATGGTTGTTATGAGTTTATCCAAATGTTAAATCAATATTAAATTATATGATATTTTTAATTTGGTCTAATTTATTTTTTAATTCATCACGCTGACGCTTTAATTCTTCAATCTCGATCAATAATTCATCAACTTGATGTTTAGCTAAATAAAGTTCTTCCCATTCCTTCAATGTTATATTTATTGTCACACCACTTAATTCTGTCATTATATAATATTATATAATATTATAATCTTTAATTATTATTATTTTAATTTAAACATTTTTTTATATTTATTAATATTAGTATTAATATTAGATGATTCACCCCATAAGATATAATATGACAAATGCGCCGGAGACATATAAGTTGTCTTGGCTAAATTCCCTTTATGACGATTTCTATATCTATTTCGCCGTTGCTTGTCTTTGTGTTTCGTATAGTCTTCATACCGGCTATCACCAAATTGTACGGTTTTTATCTTCTTTCCTTGGTCGTCGGAAAATATCGCGGTAAATTTTTTATTCTTTGCTTTTGATGGCATAATTTTAACGCTAGTCATTTAAATATTGGTATTTTTTAATTTTATTATTATTATTATTAATTTAATTTGAATTAGATATAAAGATAGTATTATATATATATAATATAAAGGTTGGTAGTTTTTGGTAAAATTCGTTTGATTTAGAAAAAAATAAAATCTAAGATATAATATATGATGAATCAAATGAATATAATGGATATTCTAAAACATTTTGATAATAAAGTACCAAGCATACGCCACATTGATGTCAATATAATCAATGGTAAAAAAGTACCGATCGGGGAAAAAAATAATATGACGCCCGGTGAGATTATGATGAATCGTGGTAATAAAACATCTAATACATTATCTTTATCCATTAAATATGTTAATGATTTATATTGTGTCGATTTTGATACAAAACTAGTTAATGATTGTGATTTTTATAAATTTTTGAATGATAATAATGTTGGATATTGTGAGACAACAAAAGGTTATCATTATTATATATATATTGACAATATTGATGAATATTCAAATGAGATAAAAGTATTGAATCAAGATAAACCCGTTGATTTAATTAAAAAGGGACGCAATATGTGGGAGCCAAAAGATAGAATATATAACGGTGATATATCAAATGTTAAGCGGTTTGATTGGAATAATATTAGTCATTATTTTAACACTGCTAGAATGAATTTTATATCCAATAATATTATTCAAGAAGGTGAGCCAGTTGAATGTGCCAAATGTTCAAAAGATGAATTGATTAAATATATTGACAATACAAAAATTATTCAGCGTATGGATAATTATAATGATTGGCTTATGCTTGGTATGATATGTTATAATAATTTTGATGGAGATGATGAAGGATTTGAAGTATGGAATAAATACAGTAAGCAACATTCTGGATATTGTGGTATGATGGAATTAATGAAAAAGTATGAATCATTCAATAATGAACGCGAGCGATTAGTTAGTTATAAACGATTGCTACAATGGAATGTTGAAGACTATCCATGTAAGAATGAATATGAACAACATTATAAGATGGGTTGTTTAATTGAATTTATGAATGAACGTCACGCATATTATGAGCCACAGTGTGAATATTTTACTTTTGATAATAATGGATTTATGAGACAAAAAGAAAACGCATTTAAAACAAGTATGCTAAATAAAAATTTTATGATAGATGATAAAGAAATCAATCCATATAAAATATGGATAACAAGTCAAGAGCGTCGAGACATCAGAGAACTTGTATTTGACCCATCTAACAATATTCAAGATTATCAATATAATATTTGGAAGGGTTATAATTATGCTAATACTGGCGATTGTGATATATCTAAGGTTCAACACGTATTAGATCATATATATAATATATGGGCTGATGGTAATGAATCAACATATAATTATATTATTGGTTGGTTTGCTAAAATGCTACAGACTCCTTGGGATAAGAACGGAATATGTTTAGTATTAAAGAGTATTCCGGGAGTTGGTAAAACAACAATTGTTGATTTATTCAATAAAATTATTGGTAATAAATGTTCAATAAGTTTATCCAATTTAAAAATGATTCTTGGTGATTTTAATGGAGATGCTGAAGGCAAGATATTAGTCAATTTTAATGAGACCGGAATGTGGTATGACAAAAAGATGTCGGGAGCATTCAAAGAATTTATTACGGATGAACACGTAACAATTAATAAAAAGAATATACAATCATACACTATTCGTAATTTTGCTAATTGTATTATTACCACAAATGAAGATCATATTGTTGGAGTATCAGCAAAGGATAGAAGATTCAATATTATTCAATGTTCTGATAAATTATATGATGATATATACTATGATAAATTAAGAGATACAGATATTCAAGAACTAGCAAATTATTTCTACAATGTGGATATAAGTAAATACAATCCACGTAAATTCGAACGCTCTCAATTATTCAAGAAACAACAGGAATTATCATTTAATAGTGTTGAATTATTTGTTAAGGATATGATTGAATGTGAAGTATATTCAGAGTGGAGTGATGAAGATGCTACGATTGATTGGAATGATAAAGAAGAATTATATAATAGATACACAGATAACTGTACGGGAACACATAATCACGTATTCAATAAAACTCATTTCTGGATAAAATTAAATCAAATATTACCAATAGAATATTCAAAACCAAACAAAGGAAAGCGACAATACAAGCTATGCGAATATGAACAGGCCGTTGATGCGTGGGATAAATACATATCGCGCAACTAAAACCAACTAAAACCAACTAAAACCAAGTCACAACCGGCTAAATACCGTTAGATTAATTTTAGTTGGTTTGGTGTTTTTGACATATATTGTATATTTTTATTACTGTTATAGTCTTATTATATTATTATTATTATTATTATTATTATTATAAACCGACTAAACCGACTAAACCAGCTAAAAATACAACTACAAATATAAAATGTATATGCCCTGTGAAAATATAAGAGCTGAGAATGTATATTTTAGTCGTCGTTGGTGGTTTAGTCGCCGTGTTTATAATCTCTATATTATTAATAACTACTTTTCTTATAATTAGATTTCTTCTTATTTACTTTCTTTTTACCTTTTTTTTTCTTAGATGTGGATTTTTTTTTATTATCCATTTCGAAGATGTCATTCATTTTTGGTTTCTTCGGCATGATATCTTGCTCAACATCAAACTCTAATTGCTTTTTATAATCGGGAGCTTTCTTCGGTGGCTTCATCATTTTGCTCATTTTTTTAGGCATTATAATATAGTATTATAATTATTTTTAAAAATAATTGATTAAAATTAAAATATTATTATTGTTATAAACATAATGTCGTTAGTTGTATTATCAAATCAAGCACAAGACGCACAAGAAGCGAGAAATCGCAATTCTATATCTAAGCCGTGGTCATTCAGAAACACATTGACATCCACTTATCAAATACCTGAAGATGCTCAAGTCGCTCTTCATTCAGCCAAAGTTAATATTCCCGAGCTTGTAACGATTGGTTCTAAAGATGCTCTATATCAATATATTGGTGTTAAACGCGATCTACATAATCTTGAAAGAATTAACGAAGTTACTCAACAATATGATTATTCAACATCATGGCCAGTTATGGTTCGATTGAATGAAGATAATATATTAGAACATATCGGAGAACAATCGCCCGCCGGATTCGCAAATCTACTCGAAGCAAGATTGAGAGACACAACATATCATCCAAATTTTATGGGCAAAACAATTGTTGAGCGCAAAGTTGATGCCACTAATAAATTTTCCGGTTATAGTGTAACATATGATCAAAGTAATAATACGTCTAATGGGAGTTTAATACCAACATCGCCATTTAAGCAATGGTATGGCAACTTCCCCGGATATGGAGATGAAGGAGCGGGAGCATTCACATATAATGGAACTACAAAAGTATTTAGTCGTGTTAATACATCGGGGGCACTTGGTGATTTAGCGGTAGCGGCTGGTATAAATCCACAATATCCATTATCAATGGCAGATGGTGAATTTGTTGTTAATGTATCGGGAACAGCATCGGGAAATGCTAATGCTAGTGGGGTTGAATGGCATGTTGGATTATCAAGATTTATTCATCAACCAGACCAAGAATTCGGAACATATACTCCAACATATGACCATACTCTATTTACTGGTGAAAGTGATCCATATCAAGGATGTCTTCAACAAGTATATATGGATTTTGCTGTTGCTAGAAATGCCCTTGGCGAATTAGTTGTATATCAATATAATGTTGATTCAGATAATAATTATAGAAGACAAGAAGTTAAATATTGGTTAAATACTAATTCAAGTTATGCTGGTACTGGTCGCGCTCAATCAGCATCATTAGCAAATGTTGAACGTGTCCGATTTAAAACACAAGGAGAAGTAATAACGGTTCAATTATATACTGGAACGGATAATCTTCTTCTAACCGAATATGCCGTTGGACAAAGAGATGATTCATACTTCAAGCCTGCTAATCAGAATTGTTGGACTCTTCATCCTTGTTTGGCTGTTGGTAGAAAAGACGGAGCAGAAACATGTACCCTTCATTTTAGAGAATATAATGGAATGAATATTACGGGATATGATCCAACTATTAAGAATGGCGGTGGATGGTATGAAAATAATTTAGTAATTAATCGTGAAAATGATTCATTTATGTTAGATACTAGAAAAGTTAACGGCAGCGGCGGTGGTTCAGCTGCTGGTGCTTCATATGTACAAAAGACAATTAATGCCAGCGGGGGCATAGCATATGACCCGGTGTTAATTGTTGGTTCTGATAGCATATATAATGAAGATGCTGATGTGAGTCAAGCAAACACAAAAGATTTATTGGGTTATGATAAATCAATAGTTCAGACACCAAATCTAACACAAGGTTCATTAAATAGATTTGATTCAACAGTAACACCATCATTAGCGACTCAATACTCAATGTTTGTTAAATTAAATAATTTCGGACAAGATGTAACCAATGGTTTGATTGGTAATAAAAGTAAAATAATAGCACATCTAACAACATTTGAAAATGCCACGGGCAAGCTAACTTATGAGCCATCAACATTAACTTATCTTGATTTGAATAATAGTGCTCCATTAAATATAACGGAATTTGATATATCATTTTCTTATATTAATGAACAATTTGCCGAGATACTCGAAGGGCAATCCATTGTAACCCTACATATTAGAAAAAAACCAAAGGAACTAAAATAATTTAATTTTTTTATGAAAATTTTTTATTTATATAAAAAATATAAATTATATTATATAATATAAAATGTCTCAACCACCGCGTGTACAATTTAATTTTGAACCCGATGAACCCATAGAAGATAGCGAAGTTGTCGTCGATGATAACTTTTCCGATAATGATGAACAGAGTATGGAAGAAGATATCTTACCAGACAGAGTTCAAAAACCCGTTGAAAGAGAAAAGCCAACAGACGACATCTTTGAAGACATACCATCTCAAATAATTTCTGATTTAGAATCTAAAATCAATAAAGCTAAACCAACTAAAAAAACACAAAAACCAAAAGACCCAAATAAACCAAAACGAAAAGCTGATCCAGAACACATGAGAAAGATGAGAGAAAAAGCAGCAGAAACACGAGCAAGAAAGAAACGAGAAAAAGAAGAAAAACTAAAATTAGAAACAGAAGAAAAACAATTAATGAATGCTAAGAAGAAAATGGAATTAGAAAAAATGAAAAAAGAATTAAGCGGAGAATCAGAGCCAAAGCCACAGCCAAAGCCAGAACCAAAAACACCACCAAATACACCAGCAACAAATCAGAAATCATTTACTGACCGATACTTTACTCAAGAAGATTTAGCCCGCGCACAATTCGAAGCAATAACCAAATATGAAGCATTAAGAAAAGATAGAAAAGCAAAAAAAAGAGCAGCACAAAAAGAAGAGCAAGACAAAAAAGATCTAATGAATAAATTAATGAATAACGGAACTAGCCAGCCAGCAAGAATAAGAAATATTTATGAAGGATGTTATTAATTAATCTTTTTTTATTATTTTTATTTAAAATATATAATCTATAAATATTATATAAAATGAATGATGTTATTGTTTTTGGGAATGGAAGAAGTCTTTATGAATATGATTTTAAATCTATACCTAGAAATAGATATGATATCATTGGTTGTGGATTGGCGTTTAGATATTGGGAGCGTATTGATTGGTATCCAGATATTTATGTTAATGTGGATATTGTTGTATGTGAGAAAAATAAATCAGTTATGTCATTTATAAAAAAGCAAAAGTGTAGTAAATATATTGTAAGTGAATCAATTAAGAATATATGGCCAGATTATCCAAAAGACGGATCAATAATATTTTTTGAAGATTTAAAAAAAGATGAATCAACTATATATAATGATATTGTAGTTTGGGGATCTGGTAATATTGCCGTATATTATGGATTGGATAATTATGAACATGTATCAATGGCCGGCTTTGATTGTGATTATTGTGAGATAATCCCAGAATGCGAAAAACTAGAAGATAATACATTGAAGATAAAAACAACGCCAAAATTTAATCCGAATTATTTTTTTAATAGTTATCAACAACAAGGAGATATATATAATCCACCAAATGGGAAAACTGTTCATTTAAATAGTTGGGTAGAATTATCAAATTCTATTCCTGAAGGAAAAAAGTTAATTAATTATAATGATAAAACAACATTATATTCATTGTTTGAATCTTATCCAATAAATAAATTGAATTTTAAATATCCAGAATATAATCCAAATAATAAAATTGCTTTCTGTGTTCCGACAACATCAAATGGCCATCAATGGGAATATCTCCAACAAACATATTTATATCTTATATTTTTAGAATCAATTCGACCACTTCAAAAACAATATCAAATAACTGTATATATTGGTTATGATGATGATGATAAATTATATAGTAATATTAAATTGCCGGAATATTTTAATAATGTTAAATTGGTATGGGAACCATTTGTAGATTGTAAGGGTAATCCGTGTCGTATATGGACACAACTAGCAATAAAAGCAATGACCGATGGACATGAATATATACAGATTGGTGGTGATGATATATTTTATGATAAACGTACTGATTGGTTACCAAAATTTATTAAGAAATTAAAATCAAATAATAATATTGGATATGTTGCTGGATATAGTAATAACGATAATATCCCGACACAATTTTTGATTCATAAAACACATCTAGAAATATTCGGATGGGTATATCCACCACAAATTAGAAATTGGTTTTGTGATGATTGGATGTATAATGTATATGGGAAAGATTTCGGCCATTGGTTAAAAGAATATAATCATTATAATCTCGGGGGCCAACCAAGATACCAACCAGACAATGCCAAAAGATTATGCGATATGTTAGTCAAGAGACACCGACCAATAATCAAAGATATTAAAAAACAAATTAATGATTCTATGATTTATTTTAATCCAGATAATTTAACCGTCATTGAATAATTTTAAAAAATAAATAATTAAATTAATTTATATGATATAATATATATTGTATTATGCCGAAGAAAGCAAAAAAAGATACTAAACCAAAAGCACCACCAAAAGTTTATAAGGTCAAAGATCCTGAGCCAGATGGGCGGTATGCTGACCTTCATCCACATTTGCCACAGCCACCGGCTCTATTATTAATCATTGGTTCTGTTAAACAAGGTAAAAGTAATCTAGTTGTTAATTTATTATGTAATCCCGATATGTATAAAGATAAATTTGATACAGTTAAAATTATATCAAATACATTAAACGCAGACCCCAAAGGAAAGCTACTAAATAAATTCTTTGATTGTGCTGACCATTATGATGATAAAATGATAACTGATATTGTAGAATCACAAAAAGCATTAGATGAAGAAGACCGACCAACAATGGCTGTTGTATTAGATGATATATTAACAAAAGATTTTAAGAAAACAAATCAAGTGTCATTCTTAGCAACAAAGTTCCGTCATTATGGCATTGATTTATTAGCATTCACAACTCAATCATTTCGTGCCGTATCTGGTTTAATCAGAAATAATTCAACTGATGTTATTATCATGAAGCAACAGAATCAAAAAGAATTAGAAAAAATAGCCGAAGAATACGGGGACATGTTTCCCGGGATATTTATGGAATTGTATAACAAAGCAATTAATGATGCCCCTTATTCATTTCTATATTTAGATCTTCAACAGAATCCAGCCGAAGCATACATACGCTTTGAAACTAAAATAGCAGAAGGTGATAAAAAATTATTTTAAAAATATTCAAAATAAAATAAAATATTATTAACATTATAAACAATGGATTTGTACGGAATTAATGGGAACACAATCGCCATGGGTAACGCCAGACGTGAACAAGTCAGAGAATTAAATGAGCGCATACAACAGCATAACACGGATGTTGCTAATGAATTAACCAACATAGCAGACCAGAAAAAAACATCCGAAAAAATAAGAGATGCCCAAGATGCGGCAAAGGCCATATGGGCTGGCTCTCATATGCCTGACAAGATTAAAAAGTTTAATGATTGGAAAACAGCAAGAGAAGCAAAAGCCAATCCAATTGCTAATGAAGCAGAACAGCAATCGGAACGTGTTGAAGAAGCCGGGCCACCAGCAGAAGTAGAAGCTCCACCAGAAGAAGCACCAGAAACCGAAGAATTAGCATCAAGAACTGGAGCGGCAGCATCAGAAGCGGAAGAAGGTTTGGGAAGTATAGCCAAAACAACACTTGGTAATGTTGGAGAAGCAGCAGCCACGGAAGGATTAAGCGGAGCAAAAGCAGCATTAAAAGAAGGAGCCGTTAAAGCTCTTGGCAAAGTAGCCACGGCGGGTGGTGGTATTATGGCAGCAGCAACGGGCGGAATGGATATATATGAAGACATTAAATCTGGTGGTATTGCTGGTAATAACAATTGGGAGAAGGCTGGCAATTTACTTCAAATTGGTGGTTCTGTTGCTGATATTGCGGGGACTGTATTCCCACCAGCAGCACTATTGGGTGGTGTGTTAGATTTAGCATCTTTGGCTAGTACGGGAATTGGTGATGAATTAGAAGAAGATAAAGAAGACGATACATTAAAAGAACAACAACAAGATTCTAAAGTTGAACAAGTAGCCGCACCGATTCGAGAGACTGTCGCAACTGGACGAGTTTCTTAAACTTTTTTTTTTATTTTTTAACAATTTTTATTATATTATTTAATTTATAAAATAATGTCGTTATATTGGTCAGCAGATGACAGCGTCAAAGTTGGAGAAACAAAAATATCAGTACCATCCGAAAATGGTCTTAGTTATTCCCCGGGTCAAAAAGTTCAGATATTCGTTGATCCATCCACCAAGTTTATGGATGGTCGAGAAACATATCTAGATTTTAATGTTAAACTTTCTTTACCAGCGGGTAAAACACCAACGAAACTACAATTAGATAAAGTCGGTGGATCTATTCTAATTAGAAATATTAGAATTTATGATGGTTCTCGTGGTAATCTCCTTGAAGAGATTAACGCATATGATACATATATAGCATGTAGATATGATTATGATAAAGATAAAAATTCAGAGAATATGCGAGCCCTTAGAGAAGGCGGGAGCGTACATCAGCCAGCAAATCGCGGAGCAACTGGTAGCACTCAATCGGCTATGGCTAATACCATGACGAACCCATACTTTAAACAGACATCGGGTAATATAGCATTATCATCGGCGAGTTGGACTGATGCGGACTTCCTTGATGCTAAAGTATGTATACCCCTACATACTGGCATCTTTTCTAACTCTGATACAATCTTCCCAGTAATGATGACTGGTGGTCTATATATAGAAATTGATTTGAATGAAGGCCCTGCTGTTATTAAGCAGTTAGATAGTGTATTGAGAGATAGAAGAACAACATTGAATCCAGTATTCCATTCTCTGAATGGTCGCGAATCTCCACACTTTAACACGTGGGCGAATTCTGCGGCAGCTCAGACAATCTATATTGCCGATGATAACGGAGTTGAAGGGGCAGAACGTGTGGCAAGATTTCCTTTTGCTATTGGTGAGACTATATCATTTTGTAGAGATGATAATAACGGGTCGGGAGCGACTCTATCGGCTGTTGCTACAATTAGTGAGATTAACTCATCGGCTGCGGCTGATGGCGGAAAGGGTCTATTAGAAGTTAAATTTAAATCCGCGGTAACTAATAATACGGGTGTTGCTATTGACCAGAATTATGTATTATATTCGACAGCTGTCGCCGATCAATCTTCTTATGATGCTTCATACACTGTATCTAATGTTAATCTGATAGTTAGTCAAATACATTTAGATCCAGCATATGAACAAGGAATGATATCAAAGGTTCGAGACGGTAAGGCGATAGAGTTTGATATTGAATCACTAACAAATTATAAACATTCTATTCTAAAATCTGATAGACAGACAACATTCCAGATATTCGCACAGAATAGCCGTGCTCGTTCTCTTCTTGTTGTTCCTACTGATTCTAGTGTTTATACATCTGCTCAGCAGATATCTGGTTCCGGTACATATGTTATCACGGGTACTAATTATGATAATGCCTGCGAGACAACCAAGAATACTGACGATACATGTCTAGCATCTAATAGAAGTCAATATACGGGTGTTGTTGATGAATTATCAAGCATTCAATATACTATTGACGGGATGAGAGTCCCATCAAGAGAAATATCAACACGAAAGATAGCAACTAAAAATAGTTTAGATGCCTTCCATCTGTTTGAGTTAGAAAAAACATTAGATGCCGCGGGAATACCACCCAAGAGTTTTACCGAGTTTATGAACAACTTCTGCTTTGGTCGTTCATTTGGTGGTGGTTCTCAAAAAGGTGTTATGGACTTACGCGGTAAAGATTTAGCCGTAGTATTAAAATACCAGACAGCAACAGAACCAAGCGTCGGAAAGCTATTCAATAGTTATGTAGCACATATAAGACGCTTAGTACTCAGAGACGGTGGAGTTGATGTAGTACAGTAATTAGTTATTGGTTTTATATCTATTGATAACTTTATTTTGAATATCAGAATAACCATTCAATTGACTTGCCACTTTTTTATATAATCCAACCGCCATATACTTATCAAATAATTTATTCCAATATATATCTAAATAATAATCTTTAAAATCTGTTTTCAATACTTTAACTGTTTTCGATTTTTTTTTACGTCCAACAGTTTTTATCTCATATAATTCATCTTTTGGTATTTTATAACATTCTGATAATTTTGTCATACCTTCAATTAGATTGTATCGCAAATCTTCAACAATAGTTTTATTGACCATATAACCACTTGTCCATTGAGCATTTTTTATTCTTCTATATTTATCATCTATTTTGTCATGAATAATAAAATAATTACAAAATAAAAATATATCAAAATCTAAATCTGGTATATCTAAATTATTAAAATTGTTATCATCTAACCAAGTAAAATCATCTTCTAATATTATACATCTATCATAACCCTTTTGAATAATTATCTCCATACATTTGATATGTGATTTTGCGCATCCAATATATCCATTATCATCATGTACTGCTGATACTCTCTCATAATTATATCCATCTAATAATTTTTCGATATGTTCTTTTTTATCAGTTCTTTTATCTAAATTAATATATAAAATTGGTATGTCAAACTCCATTTATTTTATCAAATATAATTTTTTGTTTATTTTTATTTTAAATATAATATAATTATTATAGTATAAAAATGACTTCTCGCTATGTACAGATTCGCCCAGATAATATCCCCGCTAGTGGTAAAGTATCGTTCAAGAATGGATTCCCGCTTCTATCATTTACCATATCAGCACAAGAAGGTCTTTTAGACCCATCCAGTATTCGTATTACTGGTAAGTTTGCCGCATACAAAGATAATCTAGCAACTCCAACTCCAGTTAGAGCAGCTGATGAGATATCGATGAATAATCGTCTCGGCATATACAATGTTATTGAGTCGCTTACCGTTCGTTCTCAGAAATCAAAATTAATATGTGAGAATATCAGACATTATTCAAAATTTATGAATAGTTATTTAGCAATGACATCATCTCTTCAAGATCAGATGGGACATCTTGGAGAAACTTGTTTAATTATGCCCAACCGTGCTACATTCCAAGAATCGGTTATGGATTCCCCGACGACAGCTGTCGCACAGACTAACTCGTTTTCCTTCCACTTACCATGTGGCTTCTTATCTTCTGGTCATATGGTGGATTTGAGACAAGACGCATTCGGGGGTATAATTATCGAAATGTTATTACAACCAGATTCTAATGTATTATTTCAGCTTAATGGCAATACAACGGGCATTGGTGATGCTCACTATGAGTTATCCGATTTATTCTTAACTTGTGAAGTTAGTGATTTTGGTGGTGATACTGTTAAACCGTCACCACAGGGGGCATATGAATTTAATACGATTACTTCTCTCTATACTTCGATTAATTCGACTAATGCGCAAATTCAATATAGTCTTGGATTAAGAAATGTTCAATCAGCATTTATGACATTTGTTCCAGTAACTAATATTAATACACTAACACAAGATGGACAAGCTACTGTTCAGTTGTCTGGTGATGGTTCTTCTGATACGGCTCTTGCCCCAATAACAAAGGTTCAGTTCCTTAAAGGTGGTGTCAAATATCCTGCTGACTTTGATATTAATACTAATATTGTTCAAGACCCTAACACTAAGCTTGTTGATCCACAGTTAATCAAGAATTTTGTTGATGCTGTACTACCAGATTATACATATGAGAGATTTTCGATATCTCCAGTTAATACAAATCGCGATTATAATATGACGACAACCGTTGCGGGAGAACTAGCATATATGAATATTCCAGAAGGTGGTTCGGCATATGGTATTGGGGTTAAATATGGTATTGGCGGGGCTGGTGAAGATTTCACCAATGAGCAATTCGGTGTATCTATTGAATCCGATCTCAAATCTGACAGACCAATGGGTGTATATATCTTTGTTAAATCCAGAGCAACTTTAGCATTCAATAATGGTTCGATTCAATTAATCCAATAAATATTAACTTTCTATAAATATAACTTTTTTAATTAAATTTTTTATTTTTTTATTATATTAATTATTGTATAAAAAAATGGACGTAACAAGCGATTATGACGGGGGATCTGATATCCCAGACTTTATTAAATTGGACCAAATCCCAGCTAACTATTCTCAGCGAGCAGAAACAGATTTACTTGAACCGGTCGTCTTCCAGCAAGGAACATCAACCGCTGATGGGTTTTCTCGCTTTACCCTTCAGAATAAAGGATTCTTACATTCTCATTCTAAAATCTTTATGGCACTAGCACCACAGACCGCGGGCACTGTATATTACTTTGCCCCAACTGTTGGTATTGGACAAGTTGTTAAAAAAGCAGTATTGAAGATTGGTAATAAGACTATTAATGAAGTTGATTCATGGCGTCATCTGTATGCTGTTAAATCATCTCTGATTACTAACGAAAATAACTTAGAACGCGAAACATATCTAACGGGTCGTGGTATGTCTCACGCTTTTGTATATGGACCACACCCTGATGGCTCAAGAACAGCAGCACAGAATTATGGTTTAGAAAATGGATTAGAATATCTCGACGACGATCTACGCACACCATCTTGGGCAAAGATGAAGGCAGATAAGCTAGATGAATGCCCTAGTTATTCTATTGATTTATCGGATTTATTCCCGTTCCTTAAAGTTCATCAATTACCACTTTATTTATTCAAAGAACAGATAACAATTGAATTAACTTTTGTACCAACTATTAAACAGCGTGCTCAGTTAATCACGGGAACGGCATCGAGTGAAGTCCACGTTGTACGTGATGAACTTAAATTCTGCGCCGATTATATCTATTATGGCTCTGGAGATGAGATGTCGAGATATGCTGAAGCTAATAAGGATATGTCATTTAGTTTTGTTGATTATCGAGTTATTGAACAGACTACGAGTCAATCAGCCTTAGCATCTGGTGTTATTCGTAATGTTGGTATGGCTAATAGACTTGTACCGCGTGTTATTACTTTACTTAATGATAGTGGGGGTAATGAAGGAAATATATTGAATGACCTTGTATCTATTTCTCCAACTCGCAGTGCTTCTGGAGTTTCTGGTCCGGTTAAATTTAATATTAGATACAATGATAGATTTGAATATAGTTCTGATATTGATAATAATGCCCGTCTATTCTCTATGACTACACACGCCGAAGGAGTACCACCATTTGTTACCCGTGCCGAGTTCTCTGATGAAGGAGCAACGGGTGGCATTACTACTCGCACATTTAATGGACGCGATCAAAGCGTTCTTGCGGGTAAGTTCTTCAATCTATCATCCAAACTATCCAATGGACGTGTGGGACAACGTGGTCTTGAAGTTCATGTGTCTGGCACATTCCCAGCAACTCCCGATTTATTAAGATGCTACGCAGAGTTTATTCGTGTGGCTCGTCTAAATGGTGGATATGTTGAAGTTTACAATGCGTGATAGTTTAACACATAACCACGATATAAATAATCTTTTTTTTTAATAATTTTTAATTTAAAATAATAATCATATATTATTATATAAATAATATGGATATTAAAAGCACCGACTTAAAATCTGATATTGAATCAGCACGACCAAACGCCAAAGAATCAACTGTTAAACAATACTTGATATTGATTAAAAAACTACAAAAACTATTTGATACAAAAGGATATGATTTTCTTTCTGACCCTGATAAAGTATATGAGAAAATAAAAGACAATAAATTTACTAGTATTAGAAATACATATAATGCGATTATTATCACACTCATGGCTCTTAATAATAAAAAGGGTGATTATGATGAGTTAATTGATAAATACGGAGAGCTAAGAGATGAATTGAATCAACAATATGAAGATGAGCAGAAAGCGGGTAAAATTAGCGAGAAACAAAAAGAGAACTTTGTTAAGTTAGAAGAATTAAAAAATATGATAAATAAAATGGCGGAAGAGATTAAGGACAAGAATCTTAAAACAAAAAAAGAATTGACAGCTAAGGACCGCGAGCTATTGATGATGTATACCCTATATAATATGTTAATATTAATTCCTACAAGAAATGATTTTGCTGGCATGAAGTATATTAATAAAGCAACATATAATAAATTAACTGATGATGATAAAAAGGAACGTAATTATTTAGTGAATCAAAAAAATAAATTATTCTTTGTATATAATAAATACAAAACATCTAAATCATATGGTGAGAAAATAATTGATAGTCCAAAAGAATTATCAAAGATTCTAAGGATGTATATTAAATTAACAAAAAAAAAGAATGGTGATTTTATGTTTACCACTAGTACGGGCAATCCAATATCAGCAAATGTTGGGAGCCAAATGTTGCTAAAATATAGTAAAAGATATCTTGATAAGAATATATCCACAACAATGATCAGACATATTGTATTATCTGATAAGTTTGGCGACGTCAAGAAAGAGATGGCAGATATGGCGGAGAAGACTGGCCACAGCACGGAGACAATGATGAATGTATATGTCAAAGACCCTGATAAGATGGTTGATGCTGATGAATCATAATAACTCTTGAATAGCCCAAGTATGAACATATATTATATTTCTTGTTCTCTCAGTTGGGTGGCCGAATTTATCGGTAACCATTTTTAAATAATAATCTGATTTATCCCAATTTATCTTCCAATAAAAATATCTATCATCATGTATTTTCCAAACAATATAAAAATCAGCAATACAATTATTTTTTTTATTATATTGATATGCTGAACTCATTTTGACAGAATCAAAAATTAATGAATCTAATTCTTTTTTTTTAAAATAAAATTTACCGTCAATGTATTTAATATCTTTTCTTGTTTTTAATTCAACAAAAATATTATCACTATAAAAATCAAAATGAGAAAAGATATCTTCTTGTTGTTTTAATTCACAATTAAATAATATAGATAATTTGTCAATTGATTCTTCTTCAGATAATTTGCCTTGAATATAATTTTGATTAAACATTTTATAATATATCTAAGAAAATATTTTGACAAAATTTAACGCGGTTAAAATTAAAATATAATATATTGTATAAAGTAAAATGACAAATCCATTCAATGCGTTGTCTGATCAATCAATGTATAACTCATATAATTATTATAGAAAAAGATATCCACATAAAAGCAATGAAGATATCATCAGCCGATGTATAGAGACGAGAGTATGTGATAAGATAGAACCATTCGAAAAAAAAGAAGAACCAATACACGAACCATGGACACCACCAGACGGAGAAGTAATTCATGAAGACACACGATATATTTATTATAAAGATAAAGTATGGAGTAAGGATAGATGGAGAATAATAACGGCTAGATATAGTCCAAGATTTAAAATATATAAATGTTATTTAAAAACACAAGATAACTTACGGTTTCTATATACAATCGGCACAATTCCCACATATATGCCGATAAAATCATTAAAAAAGTAGATTATTAATCTTAAATCATTACTATTATATCACTTAAATATAACTAAATTCGAATTTAGTTATTGATATACCCTGTTTTTATAAGGTTTTAAGATTATTATATATGTTTTTATAAGGTTTTAAGATTATTTTACTTCTTTTGGGCTTCGTCTGCTCTTTTTTCATTTATTAATGTAGAAAAAGATTTATATCCGGGTACTTTATAAGAAGATATCAAAGCATTAAACGCATCATTAACCATATCAAATTTATCAGCGTCCCCGCCCTTATCTGGATGTAGCTTAACAATTGTTTTTCTTCTTATTTGTTTTAATTCATCCAAAGGAACTAACATAGCACTTAGTTTTCCCCCAAGTCTTTTATCAAATGGTTTTAATACTTCAAAAACACTTTTTGTTTGTTTATATTTACTATAAAAACTAGCGACATAAGCATCTCTATCTGCTTTTGCTATTAATGGTCCGGTTGGTGGTTGTGATTTTGATTTTCTTTTTGTTGGTGCTTTTGTTTTTGGTTTATCTTCAATTGCTAAAACTTTTTGTTTCTTTTCTGGTTTCTTTTTCTTTGGTAATTTATCAAATCGCTCTTCTAATGAATTACTTAATGATTTAACTTGTGCTCTTGCTTTTGTTACTCCTTTTGTTTTTTTAATATAATCAAGGATTAATGATTGAGCTATTGGCTCAACAAGATCAGCCATGCGATTTAACAATTTGTCTGAATCACTTTTAGCCGATTTAAATGTACTATATTTTTTTAATCCTTTATCATCAAATGTATTAATATATAATGTATGTAGTTTGACATATTCATCTAATCTCTTTTTTGCTACTTCTTCTTTACCGATGGTTACACGTTTCTTGCTCGTGCCCTTGACAGCTATTCCGGCTTTTGGTTTCTTCTTCCCATCAACACTAGAATCCCAATGTCCAAGCTTTCTTAAATGTTTGATTGTTTCTGCTCTCTTCATATTTAATTTAATTGGCTTTTCATTGAGTTTCTTGTTTCTAATATATGTCCGCATGTATGACAGAGTTGAATGGTCATTTGGTTTATCCATCTTGTTTATAATTAATTAAATAAAAAAAGTATGAATAAAAAATAATTAATAATATATACAATATGACCGAATCACAATCGAATGATCTTATTGAGATTGACAAAATGTCAGTTGATCAATTAGCTGGCGCAGTTGTCTTAATACTTGGAGCTGTCGGAAGTTTATTATTAGTTATATGGCAAAGTAAATGTCATTGTCGTGTTAATTTATGTTGGATATTTCAATGTGAGAGAAGACCACCAAGTGAAGAAGAATTAAAAACATTAGCCGATGAAGCTAAAGCATTAAAAAATAAACAAACTAAAATATCAAAAAAAGAAGATAAAATATTAAATAAAGAAGAACAAATATTAGTTGAAGTTGAAGACCAAAGAAGCCCACGAACACCAAGAACAGAACCAGAACCAGAAAGACACCCCGTATTTGATAGAAATGAACCAGAACCAGAACCAGAACCAGAAATAGATTCAGATAATGAGTTTGAAGATGCTAACGATAAATTAGTTTAATCAAAATATAAAATTATGGGCTCTTCTGGTGTTGAATGTTTTATAATAACATATGGTGAATATTTTTGTTTTAATATTTTTTTCTCATTTAATTGTCGTTGTACTTGTGGAGATACTAACGGAACAAATCTATCGGCCATTACTTTCTCGTCTTTATTCATTAATTTACAAGCACGACGACAAGACGGAATATCTCCAAATTGCTTAATAAAATCTACATCATCGCATAAATCTTTAAAATTATCATATGTACTGAATTCAATACAATATCCACGCTTACAATAATTAATTACATTTTTAGCAATATTCATAACTTGTTGCTTTTCTTTAATGTTCAATGTCTTTTTTGGATTTTTATTTGTTAAAAAGAATATCAATCCATCTCTTGTCTTAATATTAAACATATTATCATCATCAATTTTTATATTCTTCTTTTTAACGTGCTCGATAATTTTATCTTGAAGCTCTTTTTTATTGTCGGCATGAGAATGGGTAATACGTAAATTAAGTTCATTAATAATTTCAACCAATTCTGATTTTGAGAAACTTTTGTCTATTATCATTATATTATATACAAAGAAAATAATTTTGGATAATTAAACGCGAGATTTTGCCACTTCAAATATTTCTTTATCTAATTCAATTCCAATAAAGTTTCTATTCATATTCTTACAAGCTACACCAGTTGAACCACTACCCATTGTTGGGTCTAAAACAACATCACCTTCTTTACTATAATATTTTAATATCCATTCCATTAATGCTACGGGTTTCTCGGTTGAGTGTTTACCCCTTGTTGATTTAATTTCTAACATACTAGTTGGTAGTGGTGGGTCGTATCTTTGTTGATGACCGCCACATTTATAATTATCTTCAATTGGCATATCTCCATATAATGTGTTGGCTTCTTTAACAATACTTGTTGGTAGTGGTGGAGTATATTGACTATGTTGTTTTTCTTTTACATAAGGTTTACCATTTTTATCCCATAATCGTCCATACATATCGGGCTTCTCTCCCATCGGTGAATTTGGTTTAATAAATTTATGTGTATGGCTTGATAAATCATAAAAAGGTAATTTCTCATAAAATACATAGACCATCTCATGCTTTCTCATAGGCATCTTTTTAGCAGATAAGAAACCAGCCGGCGCAGATTTAACCCATACAATATCATATCTAAAATGACATTTCTTTGGAGCGCTATTAATTAGTTCAACTCCATATTTTGTTGTTGTAGTCATAAATATTGGTGTATTAAGTTTCTTTACTCTCATTACTTGTTTCCAAAATTTATCTAAATCAATTTTACAATCCCATTTACAAGATGTTTGACCATAGGGTAAATCACAAAATATTAAATCAACGCTATCATCTTCAACATTATTCAATTCTTCTAAACAATCACCATTCAATAATAAACTCATTTTATATTATATACAAAGAAAATAATTTTGGATAATTAAACGCAAAAATCACCAAGGCCAACCAGTTCTAACATATTCGGCGTCTTTTGCTTTTTCTTGTTTTTCTTTTTCTAATTGTTCTCTAGCTTCTCTCAATCTAAGATATTTTTTTATATGTTCTATATCAGATTTAATCGTCCCAACATCTTTAGTTATCGTTTTAATATCATCATAAATTTGTTGAATCGGTTTTTTTTGATTTTCTGGCATATCTATATATTTTATTCAATATAATAAAATGTTGACAAATAAAAATAAATTTAATATCAAATATAAACAAAAGAGAGATGAGCCAAATAGTAAAAAGGATATATCTAAACTAACAGGAATACCAGTTAGAATTTTAGATAAAGTATATTATCGTGGTGTTGGTGCTTATAAAACAAATCCAAAGAGTGTTAGACCATCAGTAAAATCACCCCAGCAATGGGCAATGGCTCGTGTTTATGCTTTTGTTATGAAGTCTAAGACTTGGCAAACAGCTGATAAGGATTTAGCTGACAAGGTGAGAAAATTAAAAATTAAAGGATTTATCAGATAAATTTAAAAAAAAATAATTAATATTATTTTATTATTAATATTATATTAATATGAATCAATACGCAGATATTAAAGTGCTTGAATGTTCAAGACTTCATTCAGAACAAGCCAAAGTTGATAATAATGAGAATTTAGCATTATGGCAAAATAATCTTCAAGACATTGTTCATTTAGATGCTGGCGATAAAGTGTCAGTATTTGGGGCAATGGTGTCAGAGCGTGGAGCTGGACAACCAACAAGTATAGAAATAAAAGGCCAAAAATTGGGTTTTTCGAAAGTATTTAATCATTCAACATTTATAACTACAAATGCTTGCGATAGTATCCCAAGTAAATATGAGATAATTGAGTGTCAAGATACTGCGACAACTGTTGATATTAGAGATGATACATTAGTATTTAATGTTAGTTATTATATGAATGCTACCGCACAAAATTATATCCATCTTCCGCGTCGTTGGTGGTATGAAGAGCAATCGTCTGTAAATATAAAACCAGATGAGCAATGGACATTAGCAGATGATTTAGATGCTGGTATGTCTTATTTTAATCCATTCAAAGATACTTTTTGGTTTTATGATGATTACTATCAGATAATACCGACAGCAGCGGATCATTCGGCTGGTACTAAATCTTTTAAAACAAAAAATAATAATGAAAGATATACAATATTAATGAGAGATAAATCATATTTTACGGAAGAATCGGCATCTGGTAAATTCGCTGCTGAACATATGAGAGATCCAGAAAATGGTATATATCATACATACAAAGAATTAAAACAAATAAATGTTCCGGCTGGTTTTAATAGTCCAGAATATGTGGCACAAGAATTGACGCGTCAACTACAAGATATAAAAGAAGTTGAGAGATATCAATTCAGATCTGATAGTGATTTAACAAATAATTCATTAACTCCGGGTTATCCAATTGGAATGTATGATACAATTGAGACTGAAACATATAAACCATTTAATGTGGCTTATGCTTATTGGGGCAAAAGTAATGGTGAGACAATTGAAGTTGATGACTATTCTGGTGTTAAAAAAGATTTTGGATTTTATTATAATGGTAGTAATGCGTGTTCAACTACTAATGCTAGTGGATTTAAATATCTGAGTCAATATCATGTAGTCGCAACAAAAAGACCGGAATTATATGAGACAGGGCGATTATGTAATTTTTTTAGAGAAGGTACATATACTGGTATAAGTGGAGCCGCGATGCCCGATACTTGGGGCTCATCAAATGAAATAAAATTAGATCAAACATATAATCAAACAAATTGTAAAGTATGGAAAGACTTTTTTGATGCTCAAGATTTGTATCCAGAAATATGGAATACTTTTAGTGATTCAAGAACTCAATATAATGCGAGTGATACAATAAATAATTCTAGATGGATACATATGAATCGATATAATAATGCGAGCATGTCAGAC